AACGCCCAATTGTGTTGTAGGAGCTGCACCTAGGTCTAGACCAAAGAAGTCCATTCCTGGACCGATGAAGTTAGTTACTGTACCGTTTGCGTTTGTTGTTGAAGCGATTGGACCGTTCAACGTGTCCATTGCAAATACTGGTTGCGAATCGCCGTGTGTTCTTGTAAAGCCTGACATAATAAATTTCCTTTAAATAGTTTGAATCATATAGATTCATACTATTATTTATGCCAGGTGTAAAAAAATGTTGGTTTTGGTTAAGTTCTTCCAGCCAAATTTTGACGACTGAACCCCATTCTATCTACATATTTAAGACCGTGGCTAACAAAACCCTCTTGGGTGTTGGTACCATCGTCTAAATAACCTTGTACAGGGCTAGATTTTGCTGCGTTATTCAACTGCTCAACTACATTCATTTTTAAATTGTATATATCAATCCATAATTGAAACACAGCTTGTAAAGTAGGAACGCTTCCGTCTATGTATCCAGGAACATGCACTTGTTTCTGTGTTTGAGGATCAAGTGTGTCATAGCCCATTAACTTTTTCTTCATGGGTTCAGACATGTTTCGACCTGCAACAAAGTCTAAGAATCCATCAGTTAAATCATTTAAATTTCCAGCAACAATTCTTTTATTGATGTATGTAGTGAATAACATAGTAAATGCATTTTTAGCTTGCGGAGCATTATTAAAGTACTCTGATACCTTAGCACCATATGTTCTTGCACTTTTCTTAGCATTGTTTAGTAATGTTTTATCTATCTTTATCTTAGGTGTGATTGGCATTTTAGCTGGTACAATAGCAACGTTGCTGTTATTCTTTAATGTACCAATATTACCATCTAATGGAGTAGCTTCGTCGGTAGTCATTGCTGTTGCTGGGATAAATTGATGTACTACAATACCTGCTTGTTTCCCTGTCAATTCCTCACCTGCTTCACTATTTGGATCTACGGTGTATGTTATACCATTTGGATTAGCTTTAAATCTATATAACCCGTCTTTCCCCACTTGCAAGGGACTACTGAATAACAAATCGCCCCAATAGTAACCTTTGCTTCTGTCTGACTTTTCTAATCCGGGCCATATTTCAGATATCAATGCATGTAAGTTACTACGGTCAACACCACGTGCCTTGTCATATTGCATAAACTGCTCGGGGCTGTATACATTGCGACCAGAACCATCACCCTTGTTGAACATATGCTTATCCATAATACTGAACTTACCGTTTGGTCCACGACCAAAAATCAATGCCGGATACCCGTCCCATTTAATAGTAATTTTCTGTGGATTTAATGCGGTATCAACTGTTGATTGAATTGCACGTTCTGCGCCTTGACCACCATCTAATAGCACCAGATCTTCTGGATGATCCATATGACCTTTAGCTTCAACTATTACGTTTGATATTTGATCTATTTTATTGGTTAATAACGATAGTGATTCAGCTAGGTTCATTGTCTCTGTTCTTCTTTAATGATTTAGAGAACCTTGACTGGTCCTTGCTTTTTATAGCACTTAGTAGTTTACGCTCTAAAATCGCTGCCTGTTCAGGTGTATAATATCTGTCAATCATTTCTAGCAAATTAATTGCACTAGTAATAATGTTGTGGCCACGGCTTTCAATAATGTGACTTGTATCACGATTACTACCAATGGACTCTAATTCTTCCAATAGGCTGCGAGTTTGTTTTTGCATATAATTATTCCTAATAGTATTTATTCAGTTATCCGTTTTATTTCTTTAAACTATTAAGTAACGACCTCAATTTTGACCCCTGCACATCACCTACAACTTTTTTCTGTAATGGTTCTAGATACTCCCCTGTAGTTTGGTCTATAATAGGTTCAGTAGATGTGACTGTAGATTGTGGCTTTAAACGATTCATAATGTCATTTGAACTAGGCCTAGGAGTATAACTTGTTTCAGCTTCTGGATTAGGGTCTGAAATACGCATTGTCTCAACGTTATATTCCAGTTCAATTTTCTGACCAACACCAGTGGAACTACGACTTTTCATACATTGTAATTGATACTGCCCGCGTTCACGCATACTGCGACTTGTAAAGATACCAAACACGTTATCTGCTGTGTTAATCTTACTGATACCACCACTGATGTGACTATGATCAAATTCAATTTCATCAACCGCTGTACGATTCAACTGACTCGCAGTAACCATCAACATACCTAATTCTTTTGCTAAGTTACGCAATTCTTCTGAAACATACTTATCTTTAACAAACAAGTCAGAAGGAGACACTTTAGCTGAAACAGGCATCAACAAGTCAAGATAATCAATCATAACAAAATCAAGCTTTTGACCAGAAGAAATTTCAAACTCTTTCAAGAAAGCACGAACATGATTGATGTTACTCTGTGCAGGTAACGATTTAATTTGATAGTTACCTGCTTTCTTACCAACCATTTTAATCAATAGTTCAGCACCCGGCACATCTCTGCGAATATCTCTTGTACTTTTGTTAGTCAACATCGCATCAGTTCTTAAACCAGTTAATTCTTCACTCAGTTCTAATGTGATGTAAACTCCATTGAGTCCTAGTTGTAACCAGTTCAATGCAATGTTCATCATAACTAATGACTTACCTGAACCCGAACCACCTGCAAAAATATTCAATTCACCTCGACTGAAACCACCATGTAATAATTTATCAAGTTGAGGCCATCCAGTGGATACTTGTCCACCACTACTAAAATATTTGTCCAATCGTGCTGATGGGCTATCAAAGTAATCAGTACCCATATCTCTAGTTAAACTGATTTGTACAGCATCTTTAACTAGTTTTTCAATTGATTCAAACTTACCACTCTCAAGCAACTCATATGCTTTAACGATAGCACGTTCTAATTCTTGCTTCTTAGTAAATGCTTCAAACTTATCTAAGAACCATTCTTTTCTGTTATCTTTAACTTCATCTAGTAACTCAATCTCAACACCTGTAGTTGACTTAATTATTTCACTATCGGGTAATGTTCTATATTTGTCTGAGTGTTCTCTCAATAATTCTGCCACTGGTCTAAGTGACTTATCAAAGTTCTCTGGGTTAAAGATGTTGATTACACGTGTAAACAATTCTGCATCTGACACCATTGTTCGTAACAATGTTAGTTGCATTTCTTTACTATAATTTTCTGACAATTTTATTCCTCTGTATTTCTATTTTTATCTTGTTCATTGTTGCTGATTCTAATATACTCAATAGTGTTGCTAGTCTACCATATTTAACAACTGCATCGTTTACATCTTTTACATCGACATCCCAATAAGGAATGCTTACACTATATCCTAACTCTAATGCTCTTTCACAAGTAGCTAAGCCGGTCTTGTCGTGATCTGGAACAAAAATAATTTTTCTGTTTAGTTGTGCCAATAACTCTGCTTGGTCATCGTTGATTGTATTGTGTGTTAATGCACATGCACCTAAACTTAATGCATCAAATATTCCCTCGACTAAAATACAAACTGATTGGTCTGATTTCTGAAAGTCATAACCAAACACGTAGCCCGGCTGCTGTTCATTGATGTATTTTGGAATCTTGTTGTCTAAGAATCTACTTGTATGTCCTACAATTTTATTCTTATATGTGTATGGTATAATGATACGATTCCCCATTCGACCTTGCTCAGTGGGTGTAATCATAAAGGGATATTCACTACTACTTATACCTCTAGTTTTCAAATATTCTACATATACTTTGTGTAATTCATTGTTTTGATCAAGTAAGTCAGCATCAGGAAGTTCATGGTCTTTAAACTTGATTTTCTTTTCTTTTTTCTTAGGTGCTAAATCTACAAAGTCTTTTTGTAAAACACTTTCCATGCTCCACTTTTGAATCTGTGTCTCATCTACACCGCACCAGATTAATAATTGCTTTGTATTTTTTGTGATTGATGTACCCAATCTGAATCCACACTTGAAGCCACAATTGAAACAATGCATTGACCAATTAGTAGTGCCATCAAACTTGATACCGCCTCGACTTCTGCGATCGGCTTTGTGCCCACGATGATGACAGCATACAGCATTGAAGCTATGCCAACCACTACCCGTGAGTTTTCTTTTGCCTGGAATTATAGACAGAATATCGAACATTTAGTTAGTATAACAGATATTGTTACACTATTCAACAGTATTGGCTTATCTTGACCAGAGATTGGTAACCACACCAGCATTACTTACAAATGTCATACGAATATAAGGATGATATCCTCGTACCAAATAACCTTCTGTTGAAGTTTGGTCTACATAATCATATATGTCACTGACTAAGTACCAATTGCCATCCACAATTGTAGAACCCTCAATGAATACATTACCATAGAAGTCTGTATATGTAGCTTGTAATGATAAGACTGGGTTATCGTTTGTACTAATAACACTACTACAATAGATAGTACTGTTTGGATTAGGGTTTACATAATTGTTAGGGATCCAATTTGTATTCGCAAATTCCTGTCCATCAGGAATAGTAATAGGCATGCTTGGAACAAAGCTAGGTAATATACTGTTAACAATATTAAGATCACCGCGCCCACCTGCATTTTGATCCACAAACACAGGGAAATCAAACGATCCTACAGGGATCTCAAGTGTATAATAGCATTTCTGAGGTACAATATCTTCTAATTCAGCGGGTGTTATGTATAGTGAGGCAATGCCAGTCAATGGTAACTGTAATGTCAGTGCTTTCTTAATTAATACCTGATTACCCTCATAATTAATAATTCTTACTGTAATCTCCTTACCTGTAATATTAACAGGTTTTTGTTCTTGGTTCAAGAACTGAAACTGAATTTGATTGTCTACACCTTTGTGTAGAGTTAAAGGTTTGGCATACTGAGGCATATAGCTCCTAGGAGAAGTTCCTGATAAAAGAATAACGATTTGTCGCTGCGTATAAACGAATACTTGAGTTGAGTACATACTGATATTTATCAAAATATATTAACCACTCACCCAATGATAAATATTTCGGTCAATATAATACTAATGATTCAAAACGAATTTTTCAAAAAACTAAGCGAAAATCATCCTTTCATCACTATATGTTCCTACGCTAATCAGGATTATGTAGGAATTGTTCAAAACAGGGATGATGTTGTCACCACTATCTATGATTATGGTGCAATAGTAGACCCCTTAATTAAGGAGAAATTCTTAGAATTAGGTGATATATGGTGGTGGGAATCTAACAGATTGATTCCTATTAATTTGTTTCTTAAGGACGACTGGATTATTTTCAAGCCCTATATAAGAACATTTCACAACAAAACATTGACTATTGTTCATGGTCCTGCTTGTAGTATCAGTGAACTACATAAACGCAGAACAAAACGCCGCAGTATCACTCTTGTACGAAGGATGCAGTAAGTAAGTTCATGTGAACTGCAACTAACCATGCATAACCAATTGCATGTGCCTTCTTAAAGGCATATCCATCATCTCCCTTGTCCCACACAGTCTGACTCACTTCTTTCCAATTCTTCCCAATCAAATGTTTCTTTGCCGGTCTAATCAATGCTAAAAACATTGCTAGTCTAGGGATACTATTGACAGGTTCAGGCATCTTCTGAATAGATTGATAGTGATTGCCCAGATGAATTAGTTTTTCAACAAATACTCTGTCATTTAACTTAGACCAATTGGGATCTATCATCAACTCTATCAAATGATTTTCATCACGTACTTGATTATATACATGAACATTCAATAAATCTAGTTTAAAATATCCTCTTTTGTCTGCTTCAACATAATCTATGCTTGCCATATCCCTTACAGGATCATAGGGGATATCAGTGACATACACACCAGTAGCATGATGACGTATAGGATTAACATTACGCATTGCAGCCCTAGTGTGAGGTATCAACTTCAATAAATCATCCCTTGAGCCAAAGTCAATATCAATGTCTGAATCAATTTTCATCGTGATAGTACCAGTCCGGCTTTAATCAATTTTACATAACCTTGTTGAACGACCATTGCCTGTCGTTCTGCATCTTCTACCGCTTTGTGTGTAGTGACATGTCCACCGTCTTTTAAATTCACATTAGTAATATCATATAGTGTTCGTGTATCTCTGATATCCCAAAAGTTCCAGGGTGTGTTCTTACCAAGTTGTTTCCAAGCATGATCCATGACTACTACATCAAAGCTTGCTCCGTTACTCCATGCACACTTGCTACGATTCCAACAGAACTTATATAGTTGATTCATTGCTTGTTCAAATGATACACGGTCTCTGTCGCCCATAGCTTCTTCAATTGCTTCTAGACTTTGCTTACCCCACCATTCCATTGTAGCATCGTTGATACTACGATTGTATTTTTCTGTTTGATCCTCAATCGTAGGTCGAATCTCAATCTTATCAATAATGCCATGACCACGTGGGTCAAATAATACTGCACCAATAGTTAGAATCACACAGTCTGGTGTTGTGTCTAGTGATTCAATGTCAATCATTACATCCATGTTATGCCTTTAATATTTTCCATACATATTTTTTTTCTAGTATGTCTTGAAATTTTCTTGCTTCACTTTCTTCGTGAAACACCGCTCCTCTAATCTCATACATCTGTTCTAAGTAATCACCGTATTCATGTCTAGTATCTTGATACCACTCTATAGCATCAATCCATAATGTATCATACTCACCACTGTTAAGCATTATTGCTAATCCTGCTTGGTTACATTTTACTTCACCAAACAATATATCTAACAATTTTATATTAGATACACTATCTCTAATGTTTTTAAATGTAGGCCACGTTACTACCCAATTGTTGTTTGGTAAATCGTTTATGATGAAAGGTGAGTTGTTCATTGAAATTTCAGTAGAAACACAATGTATTTCTTTTCGTCCATGATTTTATATCCATCTGTTATATTACCATTGACTATCTGCATCTTAATGCCATACTTTTCTTCTATATAATCTTCAAAATCAAACGCATCAAATTGACCATTCTTGGCATCCTGCATATACTCAACACGAACTTTTTTCAATGCGGCCCAATAGTCCCATCTTTTCTTGCGAAAATTTATATTAGGATCATCGTCATCGTAATCTTGTAGATGCGGTATAGTAGTCATTTGTATAATAGCTCGAACCAAGTAGCTAGTTCATCTTTGTAAAAAGTAAAGATTGTTTGTTTAGGAACTTCTCCTATCATATCATCCCATTTAGTTTTATAATACGCAAAGTCATAATCAGTTCCCTGAACATATCCCTTACTTCGTAATTCTTTAACTATATCCATGATATCATTTACTGACTTGTCTTTAACTGTAATTCTAATCATGAGGCAAACATTAATGTAAAGAGAGTGGCGTAACGTTCATCTTCTAATGTAAGATACCATGTTTTATTTACCATACCCGAATCCCATTCTGTTTTTGCTAACCAGCCTTGTCCACCTATACTAGCATGTGTATAGTGCATTCGTGGCCCTACATTCTTAGCAAGCCATTGTTCTTGTTCACTAGAAAGATGGTTACGAGGTAATGTTATCTTTATCACTTCCACCTCAAGATGAACCACTCAGCGTCTTGGGCTTTTTCAAAAGCAAATTTAACACCATAATTCCTATACTCGCCCGTACAATTATCATTACACCAGTTTTCAATATCAACAGCGTGATAACGACTATCAAATGGTGCTAATTCTACCCTTATGTATTTTAACACATCAATTATTATATCATAATCCATTTCTCTAGCCATATCACTTGATAGTTTATCTAGCATCTCTTGTTCAATATTCATTAAAAACTCAATTTACATAGTATTACATCACGCTCATACCTAAATTTAAGTTGTATAAGCCCTCTAGTGATTCGCCATCTAGCATGGCGCTCACAGTTATCTATTCTATTATACAGCCATTCTAATACTTCTTCATATGATAAGGGAAAATCCATTCGAACATGTATTTCATATTCATGCCAACCCGGATCAGTTTCTTCCCAATCACGATGTTGGTCAAAGTTTTGAACTCTCATGTCCATCTGATTATGAACCATTCTAAATCTTTTTTCTCTTTGAACCAAAACTTACTGTTATTCATGTACCATCTACCATGTGGTTCCCAAACACCATTTGCAGGTGTACAACCAAATGTCTTGATACACCAATTTTCCATATCGTGCCAATCTTGATGATACAAATAAGGCTCATAGGCTTTTATCTCAGGATCAACTGTGTAATGTTTTTCACCAAACACATTACTTTCACTTAACTTCATGCCCACCTCAACACAAACCAAATGTAATCTTGTTCTTTTTTGAAGCGCACGGTCATTTCAGTTGCACCGTGATGTATGTAATATTGTTGACCGGGTAGGCCTACATGTTCCATTAACCAAACACAGGCTTCACTCCAATTAATTTTATAAGGGACAACTGCTACATACTTTTCTTTAGTATCCGCCGGCACCCAATAACTCTTTGACTTGTTTAACATTTTCCGGTTCTCGTTTAAACTTGATAGCCCATTGTTCTGGATTAATGTAGTCTAGTATCATCTTTACTTGTGTTTCATTCAATGTGTCTAGGAACTCTACCCCGCTATTACTCTGATACAATATCCATGGGCTTAATTTACCATTAGCAATATACTGACATACCTTGTTAGCATTAACATATCTCAACACATCTTTTGGTTGAATTGTTTCATCGGTTGCTAACTTGATTGTAGTTTCTACACTACGATGAATCGCATCTAATGGATCTTCATTACGTAAATGTTCAATCAAATATTTAGTATACACCGAATCACTACACCATGTGTCAATACGAATTTGATTCTTAATCAACCAATCACTGAATCGTAGAATGTTAATTGCATTAATATTTACACAATAGTTACCAAACTTTGTAAAGGCTGTGTAGTAAACACTCTTAATAAATTCTTCGTATGATTTTGGCTTCTTGCTTACACTATTCTTTTGATAGAATTGAACAAACACCTGAAAAGCAAAACGATTACCTTGAAGATCCTTGTTCAACCATCTACGCTTAGTTTCGCAAATGTGGGTCATCATGGTCGATTCTCTGACAAACTTACTTTTGCAGAACTCGCAACTAAACTCAGCCGTTACCGCGTTCTCTTTCGTATTCTTCAATTTCTTCATCTGTTACCGTTTGACTTAATACTTCAATGTCTGAGATTTTTAATGCTGGATATAACTCTGCGAAATATACTTTCTTTCGTTGTTCCTGAACAAATACTTTTGATATCTCTGTGATAGATTCATTGTCTGCTTTAGGATAAACTTTTGTGTAAAATTCTTTTATTTCTTTTAGTTGAGCATTCTCTTTGAATGAACTAACCTTCTCTTTGATTTGGGGGATCCAGGGATGAAATTGTTTACCTAATCCCGGGCTAGCTGCACACAACATCAACCATTGAAGCTTGGGATTCTTCATAATGTTTTCATTAAAGAAGTATTTGTTGGCGTAATAATCCGTACTACGTATATAATATCCTGCGATATCACCTGATCCTTTTATGTAACTCATGTATTTGATAAGCATGAACGGGACAAACTTTTTCTGTTGTACTTCTGACAGTCTGTCATAGTAACCATAGTCTTTCTTGTCCAATGCTGCGAGTGCATCAAACAGAGGAAAGTCTTGATTTTCTAGTTTCTCGTCTGCCGGTATAGCTACTTTAGCTTTTTTAGTTGCCATTATTTGGTAACCCCTGCCATTCTTTTGTATTCAGTAGATGTTGGATGTACTCCGTCACTAGATACTTTGTTAATGTATATAACTTTATCCTCAAATTTATCTGCTACAATGTCAACCATTTCTTGTATCTCGGGCTTGATAGCAGGGACGATCCAGTATACATGTTTAGCAGTAACAACTTGACGAATAGTAAACAACTCTTTCAATGTGTTTATCTTTTTATAATCGTTGCTACCTAAACTAATGATTACAGTGTCTGCTGATAATTCTTTAGTGATGTTTTTGTTAACCCAATTTTTACTATTGATGCCTACCTTAGCAATGACTTGACATTCAGGACGATGCTGTGCTATACCAACTGCGATACTATCGCCTAAAATTAAACAATCTAACATATTAAAACGCCTGACTATAATCTACAATTTCACAATTACGACTAATTTCTTTTACAAAATAAACACATCTAGGTTTAAGTCCATCTTCAAGTGGTACACACAAGAACTGACCATTCTTTAATCGTGGTGCATACCAGGTTACATCATGGTAAATGTCTACTATCTCAATGGGCAAGAACGTTGGGCTAAAGCTAGTAAGTGGATTGAACTCAAACGCATTGAAACCTCTGTCGTTGATACTTGTTAATGGTAGTGTTTCTAAATCACCATGTTCTTGTTCACCAATCAGTATCTGCCAATCTACTGGCATCTTGATTGTGTTCTTACCAATTTTTAATACAAGAGCAGGGCTATTGAATGATTCTAAAAAGATTAACGGAATATAATGATAGTCTACATTAGTAGGGTTACTATTATCTAAAATAGCAAACCTCAAGTCATCAATTTCTTCGGGGAGTGTTTCTAGGTTATAGAATTCGTTGTCTAGGGTTAATATACGCATTTTGTTATTGTATCATTTATATTTCAATTTTTCAACATCAAACGGGTATGAAGCCTCTTTATAAAATGCTTTACGCTGAGTCAAATGCCTTTTAGCAAATTTACATGAACTAGTTAGATCCCATATCATGACGTGGTCTTTGTCTTCTGCTTTACGAATACCACGGCCGATACTTTGAATAACACGAACGAAACTCTTACCCGGTTCTAATAGCATAACATTAAAGATACGAGGAATGTTGATACCAACTGCGGCAACACCATATGTAGCAATGATAATCTTGTTAGTAGCAGTGGCAATGTCTTCATAATGTTCTGTTCTTGTTGTACCCTTAGTACCACCTGACACAAACACGACATTTTCTTCTGCTACACCTAGTTCTTCTAGTTTAAGATGTATAAGCTTGCCTGCTTCAATACGATCAACCAATATCAATGTGTTACCTGTATCCTTAACTGTCTTGGCTAATTCAGCAATCTTTTGCATTCGTTTGTCATCACTGGTTAAAAATTTAAGTTCACTCTGATAGTTTGTAAACTCCATATTATCTTGTAGTTGAACAATATTCACATGGCATTGTGACAACACACCCCTCTCTTGTAATGTACTTGCTGCCAATTGATTGATAACTGGACCCAAGCTTACAGTCAATGACATTGATTCATGTTTAGCTTTTGGAATAGTACCAGTTAATCCCCAACGAATTGGAATCTGACTCATCACACCTGTTAGTAATGATTTAAGAACATCAGCCTTTGCTTGGTGTACTTCATCAACAATAACACATACAACACCTTCAATAAAGTCTTGAAATGGTACTTCGGCTTCTCCTGCTTTAGTGTTCTTCAACATGTTACCAAGACTTTGCCAAGTGCAAATTGTATGTGTTTTTTCGTACTCTTTTCGTCCACCGTAATATACACCTACATCTAGACCCAAGTTGATATAGTCTTTCTCAGTCTGTGTAACAAGACTTGTGTTAGGAACAATAACAATACTACGTCCATATTGTTCTATACAATTTGACAGTGCGGCTGTGATTAGTGTCTTACCTGCACCAGTTGCAATCTCTTGCAATGCTTGTAGGTTCTTTAGATAGTTATTGATAATCTCAATCTGATAGTCACGCAATATAACTGGTTGACCCTCTATTGGATGACCCTTAGGCCAGTTCTTATGTTTGAATGTATCCTCGGACACTTCAGTAAAACTGAATACTGTTTGATAGTCTCTAGTATCTTCTAGTTCAATATCATAACCTGCTTGGTCAAGTAATGGAAGAATTTCTGGGAGCAAGTTAATATATGTGCTACCACCTAAGGCAAAGTAACTGCTCTTGCCATTCCATCTACCCAACTTTACTGCAGGAAGATACCTTGCGCCCGGAACTTCAAACTCAAACATTTTCATTAGTGTTTTGCGATCACCAAGTTCAAGACCTTCAATCTTTACATTGACTTCATCTTTTATTATTAATTTACATTCTTTCATTTAGGTCCTAAATCTATTGGTTCTGAATTTACACACTTGACTATCTTTAATAATTTTGCATTTTTATATTCACTTGTTGTAAATACTGATAGTGTTCCTTTATGATATATTATAGCAGGATTACTGTACTTGTGCAAGTCTTTAGGAGGTGTATTAATATCAACTAATGACACCCAAGACTTTAGTAATGATTTGGGTTCACTAATACCATCACATCCAAATTCTGCCAACCATTTAACTGCTGTATCTATTTCTTTTATTTCAAACTCAACGTGAAATGTTGAGGCAAACACTACTTTGACTGGATCAGTTGTTTCATTAAAATGATTGATTACAGAATCGTCAATCTTGACACCGTACTTTACTAGTATGGCTATTGTTTTTAAGTCATCATTAATGGGTATATCTTTGATTGCTTCGTATAGATTTGTATTTATAGCCTTAATACAGTATAACCCGTTATGATATGTGAGTGTGGGTGTCCAATATTTCATTGATTCATACTCACCCAACTTGGTTATAATATCAGTAGTGATAGGACAATATCTAACAACCTCATAGTATTCTGCTGACATGTACATTAAGTCACGCAACACTGTAGGACTATACTTTAGATTATATTGTCGCTTGTCTTTATCCCAAATCATTGAATAGATTGAATTTTTTCTGTATGCTGAAATGAAGTTTTTATTATAGGGTGACTTAAAGATTATGTCATTGCCCTCAATCG